CACTAAGCTGACATAAGAGCCTGAATGGGCACCCATTTCCGTCCTATGACAGGGACGGACAGGCCTAACTTACCGGTGATTATCGGATTGTCTCCGATAAAGTCGGGGGCTTCAGTGAAGAACTGAAGAAGATTAGACCTGCCTTCGTGTCTGTGGTGGGCTGCTTTGTCACGTATGACAAAGGATTGCACCTCCCACACCTGAGTGTCTCCATTGAACCTACTCTCGGATTCAACTTGGATCCCAGTATGTGAGATGAGACCGAAGGCTCCGGACTCTCGATTTTTCGTAGGGATGTACTTGCGTACACGACTAGGAATTGTCGATTCCAGCTTTTTAGAAGCATGCCAAAAACCCTTTTTGAATAGGTTGTTGGCAATTTCAACGATTGCTGGGAGAGAACCGGAGTTGGACTCCTGGTACTCTTGGGTGATGTAGGCAGGTGTCACATCGTGACCACGCCATGCATCCATACCACATGACTCACGGAAGTTTCCACTTGCGTGTGTCTTATTGGTATTCACCTTAAGATACAAAGCCGTCAAAAGCTTTGAAACCAGAGGTTCCCATGTTACGGGGACAATAAGATCGTCTCCGTAAACGCGGACCTGCCTAGACAGCCACTTCCACCCTTGTGTGGGGTTTAGATGTTTTCCAACAGCTAAACACACAGAAGCAAAGAAAATGGACTGCATAGGAAACGTCAGTGCCGAACCCTGAGTGCTGAACTTTCTGAGTTTAATCAGAGAGTCAAGCTTCTTGTCGACGGTTGCGTCAATATAACGCGTTCGTGTAGCTATCAAGGCCTGGAGAACAGAGAGATTCTTTCTCCAAAACCGTTGGATAGCCCAACATGAAAGTCTGTCACTGGCTGACTTTAAGTCAATGGTGGCAGACAACCCAGATTCAGAAGCAGCTTGAGCCGCTTCCCTGGAAAGAGACTGATTAGAAAAATCAATCATATTCCCAAGGAACGTCTTATTAATCCGGTCATTTAGAAATGACCTGACACATTGTTGTGCCCATTGATGGCAGGTGGGTTCCTTGGCGATAAGCCTAGGTCCCTTCTGCGTCTTTGGAACTGCAATGAGAACTGAATGACACTCTGTCTCCAGAGTACCCTTCAGTGGATTATCCCAGTCCACTTGACGAGTATTGGGTAAACCAAACTCCTCGTATGGAAAGAGAGCTGCAAGTCGGGGACTCCAAGTCGGGAAGTTATACTTATAACGTCCTCGATTTAGATCCGACACGGCACCAGGTCCATGTCTGAACTTG